CTGTTGTACAGCCATTGGCAATCGGCTTTGGAAATATTAAAACCCCCGTCAGCCGGATTTCCTAACATACCGCTATAGCCGTGTAGCGATTGTAGTACCTGATTGGAAATTGTAAAACCATCTTCAATCACTTGCGTAAAGATACTTATCTGAAACACGGGGCGGTCAATGCCTTTAACCGATTGATACGAGCCGGTATACACGTCTTGGTGCACGTTCCTGAGCATCCATGTAATAAACTTAGGCTGTGTCGCAAAATTGCGGTTAAACGCGGCATATACGGGTACAGGCGTAACAATGCTGTTTAATTGATATTGAATCGCTTTGCCGTAATGAACAACATTTGTTTGCGCTGTCATACTGCCACCACTGGGTCGTTACGTACACAAAGCAATCTAACAGTCATGCGGTCATCCGATTCACGTACGCTGTCAATTCGCCAATTAACACTTTTCCAAGCAATTGAATACAAATTTTGGCTGTTCACAATGGTGCGAGTGTTTGGCGTGTAATTTACTGTGAACTCTACAATGTCGGCATAAACTCGATATTTTTCTGAAATACGAACGCTATTGGATACCGAAGCAACTCGCGCCCGCGTATCAAACCATTTTGTAATAGTCGTAGATTGCTCACCAAAGGAACTTGCGCCAAAGGTTAATTGATTTACTCGGATGTTTTCAAAGCGAGCAATACCCATGTCACATCACCAAAGGTTTGTACGGGCGAAGCAATGCGGCAACGCCAAAGGGTACTTCACGCAACATTGATTCTGTTGTATTAGAACGATTGTTATACAAGTGGGTTAACAACATTAAAGCCGCTTGTTTAATCACTGGGTACGTTGAAATAAACGCAGAATTTTGCGTGTACGTTACAACGATTGGATTCGCTACAGTTTGGTTTAATGTATTAGGAATTGTGTTAAGTATTACCCTGTTACCCGTTGGGTCGTAAGAATAATTGGTTGAAGCAATCAATATTGGCACAGTATTAGACGTTGAATAAAATTCAACAGCATCAATCGACACGCCTACCGAGTTATAAGCCGAAACCGCCACTTCCGGTAAATCCAAAAACACCGCAGTGTTATACAGCCCAAAATTAGGGTAATAAACTTTGTACGTAGTTTGATAAATAGCCGCGCCAATAAAATCCTCAATCGCCATGCGCGTAGCAAGTTCAAGCGACTTTAAATATGTGTCTTGACTTTCATCATCAAACAAATTTAATTGTTGCGTGATTTCTTCAAGCGTTAGCCACGGCGTTGCTACGTCGCGGTCAACTTGCTCAAATTTGGCGTAGTTATACGGATTCCGTTGATTGGAAAAAAACGGCGCAAGTGTTTGGTTCTCAACGGGCATATTGAGCCCCTTTAAGCCGCGCTTGCACGAACACCGGCAAACGGGTCACGTACAGTTGTAGCAACCCGTTTTTCCGCGTACATCGTCAAAAATCCGGGAGCCGATTGTTCGTATATTTGAATGTCAATTTCTTCAATATCAGCAATGGTTAGGAATCTATCCCAATTAGCCAAATAAATTGGGAACGTTGCATTTAGAAAAGAATTAGGAATAACAGGCCATCCAAAGATAGAACCGACTGCGCCGCCTTCTCCCGCTTCGCCTAATTCCAAAAACAATGGTAAACCCTGCGTATCTTTTAATTGACGCAATGTTTGAATCATTGTTGGTGTCATGTGCCACGCCGTAGTTGGCAATGACCAATATTGCGCTGGCAATGCATTTGCAATGTCAACAATTTTGTTGTACGTTACAGCAACACCGCCAAGAGATACAGTTGCCAACGTGTGTATGCCATTTGTAATTGCAGTACCGCTTGAACCAAACGCGGCTGTTGCACCGCTTGTGTATGAACTTAAACCACGCAAACCATAAGTCGCGCCTGTTGTCGTTGTTGTTGAACCCGCTTGGTCATTGTTTGTAGCGATTGACGCGCCTTCTTGTTGGGAGAATTCCAACGCAAGGTCTGTCAACAACGCATCTTGCAAGCCGTTAATATCATCCATAGCGGCAATACGAACGGGCAAAGTTGCGGCAATAATGCGTGTGGGCATTACCCAAAACGACGTAGCGGTGTTTGGTGAACCCGTGTCAGGCGTTGCATTAGGGTCCCATGGATTTGCGCTTGTTGCGTTACCGGTTTTGGCAACAAATTGCACAGCCGAACTATCCTCGGTTTTAATGTTGCGTGAACCCATGCGGAAAGGGTTTGCAAGACGCAATGCCGTAAAAGCATCATCAAAATAAGTGCGACCACCAATGTCCAGACCCGAACCAGTAATTGTCGAGGCTTCACGCAAATCAATGGTGACTTTACCGCCTTCGTTAATTGCTTTTTTGATGCCGTCTAAAATTCTTTGGTTTGCACTCATTTTGATAATTCCTTAAAAAATTAAAAGAGGGGGAACCTCAGTTCCCCCATCTTATGCTTATTAAGCGTAACCGGTCGCAGACGAACGATAACGAATAATACTAAAAGGATCGACCACGCTGGTTGCCAATCTTTTTTCTCCGAAAAATGTAATAAATCCGGGAGCCGTTTGTTCGTAGCGACGCAGAACCATGTTCAACCTGTCTACGATTGTATGACCGCGATTCCAATCACCAAAGTACATTGGGTACAACGATGTAGAACCACCACCGCCAACAGACACAGGGCTTTGCAAGTAGGAGTTAACCACCACATCAAAACCGAGCAATTTGCCAACGATGCCATCATAGATTAGCGGAGACATACGTTCAAACACTGGTGTGCCGTTGTCATCAACCAAACCACGGATGCCAGCAAGCATCAATGGGTTAATAACAAAACAATTACCAGTTGACCAATATTGCTGTGGCAATGAGTGAATGAATGTAATTAAATCACCGTATGTCACATTATTGGAAGCAGTGCCACCGTTTGTGGTTACTTGGTCGTATGTTGCAATGTTGTGCAAACCATTGGTTGATGCAGTTCCGCTTGTACCATACGATGCTGTACTGATAGTGCCGCCCGCGTATGAAGCATTAGCACCGCCGTACTGATTTAAACCTCGCAAACCATTCGTCGCACCGTATGCTGTGGTGGTTGAACCGGCTTGGTCGTTGTTTTTTATCATTGACAAGCCTTCTTGCTCCGAAAATTCTTGGAGCATGTCGTCAACGACGTTGGCTTCTAAACCATCAATGTCATCCAAAGCCGCAGTACGGATAGGGAACTGAACGTTGATGTCTTGCATATTCAATTGCCAAATAGATGTGGCTTCAGTTGTAGCCGCACCGTTGTTTTGGATTGTATATCCCCAAGCCGCACCCGCGTTGCCCGTTTTTGCTCTAAACTGGTAGGATGAACCATCAGTAGAAACATTACGTGACACGCCGCGCATTGGGTTAATCAAACGCAGTTTGTGAAACACGGGGTCATACGCTGTACGACCACCAATGCCAGCACCGGAACCTGTGAGGGTTGATGCCTCAGTCATGTACGCTTGATATTGGTCATCGGATTCCCACATTTTTAATTCTGTTTGAACACGGCTGTTACCTTTTGTAAAGGAAGCCAATTGCTCACGCACGCGACGATTAACGTCACCGCGAACAGTTTTGTGTGGTGTACGAATGTACTCAGGGATTTGAATAGCAGAAACTTTGGCTTCCAAAGCGGCAAACTTTTCAGTCAACTCGGCTTTTGCGGATTCCACAGTGGTTGCAACTTCGGCTTTCACCGCTTCGATTTTGGATTCGTTTGACACGGCAATCGCGTCAACTTTTTCCAGTACTTTATCCATAGACATAATAATTTCCTTTAGATACGTTTTTCAAGTGCCTTCACCAACTCACGCGCTTCAAAAGCGGCAAGCAATGCGTCGGCTTCGTTTACCACCGCATCAGGCTCACCCTGAGTTGGTAGAGATTCAATTGGCTTCTGAACTGCCTCACGCTGTTCCATTGCTTTCTTGAATACCAAAGATGCGGTGGTCGCATCCTTACGAGTCAGACCCGCCTCACGCAAGGTCTTTTCGACTGTTCGGATATTCAGCGCACCCTCGGGGCTGAATATCTCCAATTTGTTAATTTCCGCATTGGGATTGTTTGGGTACATCACCACGGACACTTCGCGCAAACCGCCTTTGGTTATTTGAAAATAAGATTCTTCATCGTCATCTTCAACAGGGTTTCCAGCCGCGTCAACCATTTGTGCCTCGTCAGCGTATGCGCCAACGGATACACCGCCAAACATCTTGGGAGATTCTTTTAAAATTTGGTATAGGTCGTTACCGCCAACAGTGTTTGTGTACAAACGACCTTTTGCAGTCATACCTTTGTCGTCAAACTCAAATGAATCCCATTGACCCATTGGCATACCAAGGTCATTGTGATTAAGAAACATTGGTAATGGTTTGTCGCCGGAATTAAACGCTTCAGCCCAATCCATAAAGCCTTCGGGCTGATAATTAAACTTGCGACCGTCAGCACCCTCGCGTGCTCCCCAAGTTGTCACTCGGGCTTCCATCATTCCGGATGGATTTTCTGCCTCGTTTGCGCTTGTCGCTAGTTGGACTTGCGCTTCGCAAATTAGCGTGTAATTCTTCATTTATCACCCCATTGTGGATAGATTGATTGTCGTCTCTTATCTTGTGGGGCTTCTCTATTGTGCCGAGTGTAACACCACTCGTTTTAATTTGTGAAGCCAAAATTGCAAGTTTTTTTGCAATCATGTTGTACCAATATTCATTTTGCGCGTTTGATTACCGCCACCACCGCCTGTATCTTGTGGCGATGTCCCCGCAATAGGCTTATCTGGTGAGCCACTCGATTGTAGTACATCGCCGCCATCAATAATAGGCATATTTAAATATTCTCGCGCTTCATTGGGTGTCATGATGCCTGATTTAACCGCCGCTGTCACAAAATTCATTTGGTCAAGCGGTGCGCCCTTTAAAAAATCTTTGGTGTCAAAGCGTACGCACAAATTTGGATAGCCTTTAAACAAATGCTGTTTTAACTTTTGTTCAACGCTAATTACCGTCGGATACATCACGGTTTTATAAAACTCATCCAACATTGTTTGCGTATTATTATATTTTTGGTCGGCAATTCCAATCATTGCTGGTGGCACGCCAAACACACCGCAAATGCGTTTCATTGTTTGCTCTTTTAACTTAGCCGCATCCGCGTCTTGTAAATTAAGCATTTCAATGCTTTCGTACGTCATGCCTTGGTCAAGCAACATACCTTGACCCGCTTTTGATGGGTCTGCGCCACGACTGCCGGTCATTTGATTCCAAGTTTCCTTAATACGCGAGGCAATTTCCTTATATTTAGCATCAGGAATTACTTGGTCAGTTTTAAATATTCCGGAGGGTTTTGCTCCGTTTTGCATAATAAAATTGGCGTAAATATCAATGTCTTGGTCAAGCGCAATTAATTCCGTAGCCAAAATGCCTTTGTTAAAACCTGACGAACCTTGCCATGCCGCTTCTTTAATGTGCATGATTTGATGCGAATCCAAAGGCGTGTCTTTGCTAAATCCGTATGATGGCGAACTCAGAACGTAGGATGGGTAATTTCCCGGATTCAACTTGACTGTTACCAATGTTGCATCGATGTTATACATCTCAATTGGAGTTTGTATCGAATCTTTTTGGTCTTTACGCCACCACAACGTAAAACATTCACCGGCAAGGTCTTGCCACATCATCCATTGATACCAAAATTCGTATGCGCTTTGGAAATTGTTTGGATTTTGTAATAGGTTTAAAACTTGTTGCGCTTTGCTTTTATCGCGTGCACCAATGCTAGGGTCAAGCAAAGCATCGACTAATGCGCCATCTTTGTTCTTTGCCATGATGGAAATACCGCATTGAGACAATGCCCGAGCCTTTACGCCAACGCATCCCATCACAGTGGAATTGCGCGTTAACGCTGACATATCCAATACACGACCCGCAGTTGTCGTGCTAGACGTTGTTACATACAGTAATTGTTGGGTGGGCTGTTGGCGATTCTGCCCCATTATTACTTGGTTACCCAGTTGTAACTGGCCAAGAACGGTATTAGATTCGTTTAAATTTTGTTTTTTCTTAGCGAAAATGTCGAAAATACCCATGTTTTTCTCCTAAATTTTGGCAATCCTACATTAAAACGAACGAAATCCAAAACTATCGCTTACATACGGGTTATCCAATGAACAATGTGCCGCAATAATCATAGATATGATTCCATCAACCTTTGCGGATTTGTCTGCTTCGTTCTTGCGTACCTTAATGTTACCATTTATATCCGTGTAGCACTCGCAATTGCCTAATTGCCAACCAACAAACGGATTTCCGTCGTGTTTAATTTGTTTGTTGAGAATTAATTTCTCAATGTATTTGCTTGGGTTGTTTAACACAGCCATGCCTTGCCCAACTTTTTTAACTGGTATGCCGGCATCGTGCAAACGTGCAACCAAACTGGCGGCGTTGTAAGCGTCATACCCAACTTCTTTGACATTGTATTTTTGGCATTGTTGATTGATGATGTATTCGCTGATTTCGCGGTCATCCATTACGTTACCTTCGGTTAATTTTAAAATGCCCGTGGAAATTGCAACTTGGAAAATATCCAAATAATGTTTTGGAATAAATGTAAGCGAATCTTCCGGCAAAAAGAATTGCCATTCGGCTTCGTAATCCAATTCGCCAAAACGCTTTAACGTACACACGGCATTTAAATCTCGCGTAGCCGCCAAGTCAAACCCAATAAACACCGCTTCGGGGTCTTTGCGTGGTTCAACAATAATACATTTGGTGTCATCCCAATGTTGCCTGTCCACCCAAGCGGCATTTGCCGATACCCACACGTTTAGTGTTTTACACAAAAATTCATTTAATGCGGCTGGTTTGTGTTTGGCTTCTTCTGCGCGTGCGGCAATTGCGTCTTCAAACACGGATATGCCATGCATTGGGTTTGCCTTTGCCCAATTAACGGGGTCGCGCCAATCATCGCCTAAATCAAGCCCGTACATCAATCCAAACCATCGGGGGTTATCAGTCGCCTCGCCACGAAGCATCGATTGATACATGGACAAGTCCTCATAAAACTTGGTGTCCTTCGTGAACGAGGCGGTTGTAATATACACCCTGAGTGGATTTTGTCTAGCCACCATACCCGAGTGTAATACCTCAATGGCGTTTCGGTCGGTAATTTGGGCGGCTTCGTCAACAACAACTGTGGATGGATTCTTTCCGTCTCCTGATTTTTTTGTGTCGCGGCTCAACGCTTTAAACATTGATTGCGTATCGCCTTTTTTGCCAATTGTGTATTTACTGGGGTTAAATAAATCTGCCAATTCGCGTGGCATGGATTCAATAAACCCTTTTGCGGCATCAAACACAATGGTCGCTTGTTCCCGATTTGTGGCAAGAGTGAACACTTCGGGACCCGCTTCGCCAAATAAAAGTTCATACAGCGTTAAAACTGCCGTTAGCGTCGATTTTCCAGCCTTTCTTGGAATGAACAAAATCACATCCGTGACCATGCGCTTGGAAATATCTTTTTTGCTTCTGAACCCGTAAATGGCACAAATTAGCAAAATTTGGAAAGGTTCTAATACTACGGAATCTCCCGCTTGTGGTCCTTTGGTGTGACGCAACGTTGCCGCAAACTGCAATACATGGTCGGGTGCGCGGCTGTCAAATAACCATTCCCATTCTTTGTTTTCCAATTGGTTGATAAATCGCTGACACGCAAGGCGTACATCGTTGCAAACGTTGACCTCGCCTTTGGATACTGCGTGCGCATAAGCAACGCCATCTTGGTAATTCATTTGGCAAAAGGACCTTTAAGGAATTGAGCCACGGGGCTGTCGCTTTCGGCTTTTCCGGATGACAAACGACTGCGTGGGGTTAACCCTAGTTCATTCATAATTTGGATTATGAGCGTCATTGTTTTATTACGCACCGACAAATATGGATTCGGTCCCACAGTTGAACCGCCATTAAATTTGGAAATAATCCCGCCCTTTTTAATTGCTTCAGAACATTTCACGTAAACGTCAATGTGGTCGGCAAGCATTGCAAGCGTGTGTTTGTCTTGGTCGTTGCCAATGCCGTAAACGTTATACAAAAATTCTGCGGTTTCTTCTATAAATTTATTTTTGTCCCATGCGTCGGGGTTGTCCACCCACTCGGCGCGGGGGATTCTTTTCTTTAAATTGTCGGGCAACGCGGTGGGCATCCCTTTACGCGGAGTAGTTCCGTCAACCAAATGGAGTTCGGGTGGTTTTTTGTTCATGCCGCGGATGGTAATGTATTACCCCCCATCCGTCAAATTACATTGCGCACGATTGGGTCACGCGTTTGTTTC